CGAGCTGGCAAAATGGAGCACGATCCCGGTCATCAACGGGCTGACACCAGTATCGCATCCGATCCAGATTCTGGCAGATGTGCTGACATTCGAGGAACATCGCGGCCCAATCAGGGGCAAGACACTTGCCTGGATTGGCGATGGCAACAACGTCGCCACATCGCTTATTGAGATGGCGGCATTGCTTGGTTTCAATGTCCGTCTGGCGACACCAGAAGGGTTTGAGCCTTCTGCCGAAGCTGTCACGTGGGCGCGGGATCGTGGAGCAAAAATCGATGTTCTGCGTAATCCGGCGGAGGCGGTCAGCGGGGCAGACGCGGTTCTGACGGATACGTGGGTCAGCATGGCTGATAAGGATGCAGAGGAGCGCCTGCAGTGCTTCCGGCCTTATCAGGTGGATGCAGCCCTTATGGCAAAAGCTGCGCCCGATGCCCTGTTTCTTCATTGCCTGCCTGCCCATATCGGGGAGGAAGTGACGTCCGGCGTTTTCGAAAGCCCGGCGTCTGTTGTCTTTGATGAGGCGGAAAACCGCCTGCATACACAAAAGGGCCTGCTGTTATGGGCTCTTGGGAGAGAGAACGGGTGATCGATACACCTCCATTCCTCGATACGCGCCGACCTGACGTTCCGGATATGGTCGTCGCGGGTGGCATAGTGCCGTTTCATCTTACGCGCTCGCCTGTACGTGGCCGCCTGATAAGACTTGGCGCTCTGGCTGACGCGCTGCTGTCTCGCCATGACAACCCGAAGCCAGTTTCCGAGATTGCAGGGCAATCTCTGGCGCTTGTCGCAGGGATGGCATCAGCCCTGAAATTCCAGGGCTCCTTCTCGCTTCAAATCAAGGGCGACGGGCCGGTTTCAACGCTTCTGGCTGACAGCACAGATCGCGGGGATCTCCGCTTTTTTGCGCGTCTCCGGGAAGATGCGGATCGCGATGCGCTGCCTGAGGGCGCGAAGGCAATTCTTGGTGAAGGCTATCTGGCGTTCACTGTAGATCAGGGCCCGGACATGGAGCGGCACCAGGGTGTTGTGGATCTGGCAGGCGACAACCTGTCTGATATGGCGATGCATTACTTCAGGACCAGCGAACAGCATGATTGCTGGATCAAGCTGTTCTGCGCGCATACCGACAACGGCTGGCGCGCAGGTGCGCTCATTCTGGAGCGGATTGCTGCAGAGGGCGGGATTGACGTCCTGGAACAGGAAGATGACGCTTGGGAGACGGCCTGTACATTTGCCGAAACCCTTGGCGAGGGAGAAATGTTCGATGAGGATCTGACGAGCGAGGATCTGATCGCACGGCTCTTTGGAACGCTGGACGTCTTTTCCGGGACACCACGGGCACTTGCTTATGGGTGTCGTTGCAGTCGCGCCCGGCTGGCCAGTGTTCTGGAACGTTTCAGCGAAGACGATCTGGACCATATGGTCGAAAACGGAGCCGTCACCATGAATTGCGAATTCTGCAATACCGGGTTCAGCTTTACACGTGACGAGCTGGGAGAACGAACTACATGACTGTAGCGCTGCTGGATGGAATAAAGATCGACGGCTTTCCCGTCGAGCAGCTTTACACCGGATGGGAGGCCATTTCCCGTCATTTTTTCGCAGGCGGGCTGGATGTCGTTCTGCTGCGCCTACTAGATGGGCGCGAGGCATGCTGGTGGGTTGATCATACAACCAACGAGCACCGAGGCAGCCATGTGATGGCACTTCCTCCGGAAATACAGAACCAATTCCTGACAGCACTTGATCCTGTGTTGTGGCCCTTGGCGGAGGGGGTTCTCAAAACGGCCCCCTTACTGCCCGAAGCCTTCTTTCCCGATGTATTGCCACGAACTGCCATACTGGAGGCCGTTGGGTCATGGATTAGCCGTCATGCGCCACATGCGATTCTGATCCCTACCGGCCATGCAGACAGTGGCGAAAAACTGACATGCCCCGATGGACGACTTATCGGAGAGGGCCGCATCCGCTCGCTCATGGCAACGAAACGCGGGGACGGACCGCTGATTATTGCGTCTCCGTTTTCAGAGCTTCCACTGCGTGCGCAGCTTGTGATGCCGCTCGAAGGTATGACCGCATACCGCTTCCATGACGCTGCCGAAGACGTCGTCTTTTACCTGGTCTGCAACGATGTCCGTGCAGATGTGAGACCATCGTTCTACTATCCTGCAGGCCCCCTTCTCATCAGCGATGAGGCGCTCGGAGCACTGATTCCTGGCCAGATCATGGCATGGTACGCCCTTAATCCTGATCATAAAGATGCCATCGACAAGGCACGACCCTTCCTGCCTCAGGATTTTGGTGTCGGACAGGCATCCTCACTCCGCGCGGTACCCCCTTCTCCAGGCGTACGAGATGAAGACGCGGGCGAAACTTCACATGCCCCTTCGAAACAATCATCTTCCGCGCGCCCATCCTTTCTGCCAGATATTCCGATAGCGCCGCCGCAAGCAGCGCCACGCCAGAGCTTGAAAGATCGTCTGAAACTGATGCTCAGATGGAAGAAAGACAGAGGATAACAGTGATGGGATCGCACCGTTTGTCATGCGCGGCAGCTTTGGTTTTTTCGCTCGGACTGAGCGCCTGTTCGGGTGATGATGCCCCCAAGAGCTTTCCACCTGCAGATTACAGCTACCTGTCACAGCTTCATCTGAACGTTGCGAGCATCAACATTCAGGATCACGCAGAACCACTGCCGGATTCCCTGAGTGCCAAAGCTCCTACTCCCCCTGATCAGGCACTGAAGCTCATGGCGACCCAGCGCCTGATCGCAACCGGGAGTTCAGGACAGGGCGATTTTGTCATTACCCGCGCGTCCATTGATCGCTCAGGCGACAATGCACTTTCAGGTGTGATGGATGTCAGCCTCAACATCACGGATTCTTCTGGGCAACACACTGGAACTGCACATGCTCAGGTCACGCGGCATCTCGATGGAGGGGATCATGATCCGACATCGCGCGCCGCACTATACAACATGACGAACCAGATGATGCAGGACATGAACGTCGAACTGGCTTTCCAGATTCGCAAAACCATGATGCCATGGCTGACAGATGCTGCTGGAACACCTCTTACTGGGGCGGTCAAAGAGCAGTCTCTTGATGCCCCAGGCACGACACCCGCAACTATTGCTGCGCCTGCATCTTCCCCTACTGAGCCTGTAACGGCCCCTTCAACCGTTATAGCGCCAAAAACTAGCAGTTCAGCGCCTGACGCAATTTTTCCTACGGGTGACACGACAGACAATACAGGGAACGTTACAGCTCCTGCCGCCAGTACAGGCGAGACAGCTGCCCCCTCCCCACGCTCACCTCAACCAGGCGTTCTGAAACTCCCCGGGAACATCAATCCATCAGCGACGCCAAATTAAAAGCCTGTTTAACTCATGGTCTTGTGATCGCTGCTCTGCTGACAAGACAGAGCAGCTGCGTCTATTGGATGTGAATATCGCACCTTTCACAACAAACCATTTCAAAAAGCCCCCGGCCATAATGGAGTTTTCCGTGCCGTCCCCAGATCCTGACCTGCACAATCCGTTACGCCGCAGTTTCGTAAAAGGCCTGCTCGGAACCACATCTTTCTGGATGCTGGGAGGCCACGCACTCTGGTCTCAGGCGTTGGCTGCCGAAGCGGCACGTACCTATAGCCCAACATTCCTGACCGCTGATGAATACCGCTTTCTAGATGCCGCATGCGAACGCATCTTGCCAGATGACCATAATGTGCCGGGACCCCACAAACTTGGGGTCGCCGAATTCATAGATCGACAGTTGCAGACGCCTTACGGGCATGGGGACAACTGGTACATGTCCGGCCCCTTCGTGGAAGGCCCAGCAAATCTGGGCTATCAGCTTCCATTCGTACCACGTGACCTTTATCGCAAAGGCATCACAGCAGCAGACGCTTATTCCAAACAGCAGCATGGAAAACTCTTCGCAGACCTCCCGACCGATGCACAGGACGCTATCCTGACAGCACTCGAGGGTGGCTCGGTAAAACTCGGAGAAATCCCAGGGCGCGTTTTCTTTGAGCAACTTCGCACCAACACTCTGGAAGGCGCTTTTGCAGACCCCATTTACGGCGGAAACCGTGGAATGGGTGGGTGGCTGATGGTTGGTTTTCCAGGCGCACGAGCAGACTTCATGGACTGGGTCAACCAGGACGGCGCAGCATATCCGATCGGGCCAGTTTCGATCTCCGGCGAAACAGCCTGACAATAGACGGGAATTGAGTGTGAAACACGCAGACGCCATTGTTATCGGAGCAGGCTGGGCAGGCTCCATTCTTGCCAAAGAACTGACCGAAGCCGGACTTTCCGTCATTATGCTGGAGCGTGGACCAGAGCGCAGTACGGCCGTTGAGGGAGCGTATCCGGACTCAGTCGACGAGCTACGTGGCGCAATCCGCAAACGGCTCTTCCAGAACCTTTCCCAGTCCACGCTGACTATCCGTAACACGATAGACCAGACCGCTTTGCCATATCGCCAACTTGCCGCCTTTCTTCCAGGAGAAGGCGTTGGAGGCGCGGGCCTCCACTGGTCTGGATGTCATTTCCGGGTTTCACCCGATGACCTGCGACTCCGCAGTGCAGTTATCGAAAAATATGGTGAGAAATTTATTCCTGAAGGCATGAATCTCCAGGATTATGGTGTCTCTTACGCAGAGCTCGAACCATTTTTCGACAAGGCTGAAAAAGTTTTTGGAACGTCTGGTGTAGCTTACACAATCAATGGGAAAGTTACAGGAAACGGAAACGTTTTTGCAGCGGATCGTTCCAGTGACTTTCCGCTACCACCAATGCAAGATACATTTTCTGCGCAGACTTTTCGTAATGCCTGCTCCGAGGCCGGTTATCATCCTTATGCAATGCCCGCAGCGAATGCATCGCGTCCTTACACAAATACATATGGCTGCCAGATGGGCCCATGCAATTTCTGTGGATATTGCAGCGGCTACGACTGCTACCTTTATTCCAAGGCTTCACCAAATGTGAATATTCTGCCCGCACTAGGGCAGGATCCAAACTTTACGCTCATCGCTAATGCGCATGTTTTGCGAGTTGATCTGGACAGCACAAAAACCAAGGCTACAGGAGTTACCTACCTGGAGACACTCACGAAAAAAGAAGTGTCTCTATCCGCCGACCTGGTAATCCTGAGTGCTTTCCAGTTTCATAACGTGCATCTGATGCTACTGTCCAAAATTGGCACGCCATACGATCCGGTCAGCAATACGGGCACCATTGGCCGTAATTTCGTATACCAGACCATCAGTTCATCACGTGTCTGGTTGCCACCATCAAAATATACCAACCAGTTTATCGGTGCGGGTGGCGCAGGCGTTGCAATTGACGATTTCAACTGCACAAATTTCGATCATGGACCGCTTGGATTTATTGGTGGCTCTCCTGTCTGGGTCAATCAGGCAGGAATGAAACCAATTGCCGCGGCGGGCGGCGCGGGAGGGGGAGGCGCTCCACGATGGGGCTCAGCCTACAAAACCGATCTCGTAGAAACATACAAACATTCACTGGGCATTGATGCACATGGCAGCAACATGGCGTATCGGGATGTCTATCTTGACCTCGATCCAACGTGGAAAGACGCTTACGGACAGCCACTTTTACGTATGACATTCACCTGGAAAGACAACGATATCAGGATGAATCAGTATGTCGTAAGCAAGATTGCCCCAATTGCCAAAGCCATGGGAGCGACGAAGACCCATTTGGTTCACCTTAATCAGGGTCAGCCTTTCGATACCAGACATTACCAGACCACACACCTAGGTGGTGGAGCGGTCATGGGAGAAGATCCCAAAACAAGCGCTCTGAACCGATACCTACAGAGCTGGGATGTCTCGAATGTTTTCGTCATCGGATCGAATGCTTTTCCTCAGGGAATGGGTTACAATCCAACAGGGGCAGTTGCTGCACTGGCTTATTGGGCGGCCCATCACATCCGGACCACATACCTGAAATCCCCTGGCCCACTGGTGAAGCTATGAGAAGACTGCTTTCTTACATTCCGGTTCTTGCCGCGCTGACGCTTGGAAGCACACCAGCCTTCGCACAGACAGACAGGGATGCCCTAATTAAAGAGGGGCGCTACGTTGCGGCCGCTTCAGACTGCGTCGCCTGCCACACTGCGCCGGGGCGCCCGGCATATAGCGGTGGCATTGCCTTTACCCTGCCGATCGGGACGATTTACTCAACAAACATCACACCTGACCCCGATCACGGGATTGGAAAATATTCGGAAGCAGATTTCGCACGCGCTATACGCCAGGGCATTCGCCCCGACGGGTCTACACTGTATCCAGCGATGCCTTTTCCATCATATGCACGTCTGACCGATCACGACATACATGCGCTTTACGCATATTTTCATGATGCCGTAAAAGCAGAGCCTTTGGCAGCACCGGAAAACAAAGTGTCGTGGCCGCTATCAATGCGCTTTCCACTAACATTATGGCGTTGGGCTTTCGCCCCTGCTCCCTCCGCAGCTCGCAATACGACACTTCATCAATTTTCTGATCCGACACTCACCCGTGGCGCTTATCTTGTCGAAGGGCCGGGTCATTGCGGAGCGTGTCACTCACCGCGCGGAATCAGCATGCAGGAAAGTGGTCTGACTGCGGCAGATGGTTCCTCATTCCTGTCTGGAGGAGCAGCAATCGACGGGTGGGTTCCTCCATCGCTGCGACAGGAAAACCGTACCGGTCTTGGGCGCTGGAACGAAGATGATATCGTATTATTTCTCAAAACGGGTCGTAACAGGCAGGGGGAAAGCTTTGGTGGAATGTCTAATGCCATCAAACATGGCACTCAGCATCTCAGCGAGGGCGACCTTCATGCCATGGCAAAATATCTACTGGCATTAAAGCCCGCAGACACGAAACAGGCCGACTGGGTTTACAACACACAGACAGCGTCCAGCCTACATAAAGCTGACTTCTCTGAGCGTGGTGCCAAAATCTACATAGATAATTGTGCAGCGTGCCACCGCACTGATGGCAAAGGCTATGCAGCCGTTTTTCCACCACTCGCTGGCAATCCTGTTTTAATGGGAAAAGATCCCGCATCTCTGGTCCATATTATTCAGAGTGGCGCAACGCTGCCAGGGATGGAGGCTGCCCCCTCTGCGATCACAATGCCTGATTTCAGAAATCGCCTGACAGATCAGCAAGTAGCAGACGTTGTGACGTTTATCCGTCATGCCTGGGGCAACAACGCACCAGCCATTTCGCAGGAGGACGTCGCAGCCCTGAAAAAGACGATGCCCGAACGTAATCTAAGTAACGAAGCAGTACCATTGAACTGATTTATATCGCCCCTGTGATAACATAAGTGTAACACAGGGGCATATCAGCCTCTCAAGCGAGTTCCAGGACTACAACGACGCCAGCCCCACCTGCGCCACCAGCAAGTGCAGTACTATTGTTTTCAATATTAAAAGTTCCTGAACCACCGGCACCTTGACCGCCCGAAGCTCCCGACACACCGCCCGGCATCTGTGCCCCCCCCGCTCCAAACGCGCTTGAGGCACCCTGCCCTCCGGTGCCAGATTGTACGCCGAATGCAAGAGACACTCCCCCGCATTCGCCGGCACGCGACACAATGGGTACAGCTCCGCCCGTTACAACTGGAAGCGCCGTCGATTTACTTCCCTGAGACCATATCGGGGTAACAACACCTGATATCGTTCCTGGAACGCCACCAGAACAGTTTACCCAGCTTCCAAACGAACTGTTTCCTCCCGTAGCACCATCACCTGGAATCGCAGCTCCACCCACACCGACCGTAATTGGAATGCTTTGCGTAGACCCGACACCGGGAATCCAAGCCGCAGCAAAAGCGCCCGAACCTCCACCCGAACCCAAACCCACCTGACCAGCCCCAGTGGCTGGGCTACCATAACCAGATGCGCCTCCACCCTGAACAATCACAATAACGGACTGCGTTCCTGCAGACGGCGTATAATTATAGGATCCCGCACTCCAGAACCCGGCAATATTTGCCAAACGCCCACTCGCGAACTTTGCCAATGATGCGAAATTCAAAATCTGCTGAAGGTTTGATCCATCTGGTGTCGGTGTCGTTGGCTGCCCGGTCAGGGCAGGAGACTGAAGAGGAGCAAGCTTGGGAAGAGGAGTTGGAAAAGCACCCTCCATCGCCGTGACTGCAACAGAAACAGCAGTGGTAGCACCAAGGGGAACAGATATACGATACAATGGTAATATATACCCATTATCAGGAACTACTGGTGCTGCCTCGGCGATAACGAAAGAAATAAGTCCTGCTCGTCTGGTTGGTAGTGATCCACCACCGTTTGAAGCGCCTGCAAGCGTCTGATCAGGATTGGAAGCGTTAAAAAAAGGAAGGACTACGGTATCCGTGTCCTGCTCCTGGCAAACGGCATAAAGCGTGAAAATGCTCCCTGCATAAGGAATTGCAACGCTTTGATCTGTAGTACTGACATACTGACACATTACCGCAGTGTTGTCTGCGACAAGGCCACCTCCCAGCCCCCCCACTGAGGCACCATCGAGTACCCCCGGGGCCAGAACGGAGCCTCGCCCAATAGTAACGGATAAACTGTTCGCCGAAGGAACGCATACTAGGCCGCAAGCGACTGCAGATTGTGATCCAAAAGTAATTTCTGCAAGATTTCCCAACCCAGCCTTTCCGTATCGGCCCGCACGAAGGAGATCAGTATCCAGCGGTATAGAGCCCGCATAAACAATTGCCCGGTCCATTAATCTTCAATCCTTACCCAAGCTGCCACACCCATCGCCGCACTCTGTGCAACCGCTTGGAAAATAGCGTTATTATCGGAATTTCTTCCTGACACCGTTTCCACAAAAAATTGCCCCCCTTGGAGGCTTCCATATCTCAGCCCCGAAGTGCCGTACCCATACCCGCCTCCCATGGACGGCGCGGCGACTGCCCCCAGCGCGTGACAATCTGCAGCATTCGTAGGTTCAATAATAATCGGCTGACTGCCAGAGATTTTCTGCACTGCAGCTTCTACAGCGGCACGTGTATTACATTGAGCAACTAGGGATTGCGCAACGCGCCTGCGATATCGAAGATCACTCTCATTTACGGAGCGAGGTAGCCCGGAAGCACCAAAATAATCCTGCGCAGCCATGTCCAGAAAGGCACCACTCATCGTGGCCAAACGCATCTGGGACTGACACTGCACCAACAAAGTCCACGCTCCAGAGAGTATGGAGCCAAAGCCAAGCAATATCGCAGCCAGTACTGGCGCAGCTTCAGTCGCTCCGTCGTCAGGAAGCGCAGGGAACCAGCCTGTTGGCAGCAGACGTCTAAGCCGGAAAGCAAAATCCTCCGCTGAACCTGACACAAGCCTCGTGTCTAAAAGGACCTTGCCATCAGTGGCCTGCAACGAAGCATTATCGATGCCCTTTAAAAGCGCCATACATCAGCCTCCCGTCTGTGCTGGCGTCATGAGCGGAATACGATAGTCATCTCCATTAATGCTGATGTGCAAAAACCCTCCTGCAGCGGTTCCCGGTAGCGTCGCACCGGAGGCTGTGATCGGCGAAGTAATCTGCAGGGCGCCCCCCGTCCCGGGATAAAGCCCCAGATTGGCTGAGCCATTTTCGCCAGCCTGCGCATAAATTCCTGCGGCCTGTGCGCCTGCCCCTGGCTGAATGCTCAAAGTATTTGTCGGCGACTCAATACTGGCAATCGAAAAAAGTGGGCCACCATCAATATTACTGAAAATGATTGCATCATCGCTAAAATCCTGACGAACGCCCTTGGAACGCTCTGTCACAGTCGACCGGATAAAAGCCCCCACATTCAGACCAGCAACCCCTGAAACTGTCTCCGGAGTGTGCCATTCGACCGCATGATTGCGGCTCATGGAAATGGCTGAACCATAGCCTGTATCATTTCCATCAGTACCCGAAAGGGAACTTGCCGAGAAAATTATTCCCGTCTTCCAACAGGTCGGATTCGAAACAAAAACAATACCAGCTGCAGCGTCTGAACTACCTGAAGTCTGTCCTCCACCAACACCAAGTTGTATCCCGTAAACACCTCCCCCCATATTTGGAGCGTATGGTGTTGACGACCCAACCGCCTCCCCGCCCATATTGACGGCCTCAAGCTCCATGGCAAACGTAGGCTGGTAATCGACACCAGATAGCCTCCACGCCTCTCCGTAATAGGCATATGCCGTTGTCGTCGTGGGGTTGGCGGTCTCATCGGCAATGCCCCAGGAGGCAATTCCAATCGAACTTGGTTGAAAGCCAAGAACGGTCTGAGCCGACTGAGCATCTGAAGTACGCGATCCTGCAACAAAAGCACTGCTACCATATCTGGCTAGAGACGCGCATTGTGCTCCTTGCAATGCCCACGGCCCAATCGTCGTCTTTCCCATAATCGTGGAGAGCCAATCATCCGACGAGGAGGCTTCGCGGTCGCTCAGGGCAGGATTATCAGCAGCCACTCCAACCAGAAGTCTATCTGCCATTCGGCTGATATGCGCGCCTTGATCCTGATAAAATTCGCCGCTGGGATTCGAGGTAACGGGAACACCCGCCACCTGCGCCGCCGTAGCATTAATCGTTCTTTGACCGCTGGCGTCTGCCAGCACCAATATTTCATTACCCGTCAGACTACTTGCCTTCGGATACGTATTGAAAGCAGGCATGACCTCTCCCTGCGCGTCATGACACGACGAGCATAATTTTAATTATAAACAACCTGTATCGATATTGTGCCAGGTACGAGGGCACGGCTTCCATTAGCATCAATATCCGCCTGTCCTCCATTTAGAAGAACATCCAGAACAGACACTACAGACACTCCTGCGCCGACATAAACTAGATATGAAAGCCGACTATAGGCGTACCCACCTCCAACCGTCGCAGCTTCTATATCACTGGAAATAGCGCGCTGAATGGAGAGCGTCGCGGCATCTATGTCCGTAGCAGCAGGAACAGTCACAGTCATGGAAACGTTCATGACAAGCACGGAGGGGGCCTGGACACAAAAACCCACTCCAAGAGCACGAACACTATCTATAGCACTATAGACTTCTGACAAAAGCGCAGCCGAAGGTGCACCACTTCCATCATTTATTACGGCAGTAAAATACCCTGATCTTGTAGAGCCATCTGCAGCCTGCCCATTTCTCAATGACTGGCTAAGATTAGACTGCACACCAGAAATTGCACTCCCGATAGCCGCCGAACTGGCGGTAGCCTTAGCCGCTAACCATAACGGAAATCGCGCACGCAATTGTGCATCGCTTTCCTGGTCAGAACCATTACTGAAAACATTTTCATTCGTAACCGTATCAATACCAGAAATACTCGTCCCCATCAGGCAAATCGCACCTGACGCAACATTTCCTGTACTTCCGCTAACATTCGCTGATACTGGTACCGAAATAGATTTTGTACCCGAAAGCCTTACATATCCATCATCAGTCACAGACCAGTATGACAGGCTGGCATCCTCTACTACTGAGAATGAAACACCTGATACTGTACGGACCACAGCACCAGGTGGAATAACGGCAGACTGTCCATCTGGCGAGAGCGAACTCATCGTTACAAACCCACTGGCCGGACTTCCCTGAAGCCGCGTCATCCCGAAATCATTGACGAAACTATCGCAATCCACGCCTGTGGACGTCGAAAGGCGTGTCCGCAACAATGTTTGCAAAACAAGATACTGCAACCACAGACCAGTGCCGCTTACGGCTTCCATCAGCGCACGACCGGGAGAACCGACGGACATATCAACCAATTGGGTACAAGAAGCCTGTGCCGTCGCAACGGCTGTTGAAACCGTCGTTGCGAACGACCGAAGAGAGAGAGACATCGTATTACCCCGGCAACGCGCTTGATAGCGCAGGTCCTGTTATCAAGAAGAGAAATTCAAACTCGACCGCATCCCACTTTCCGCATCGACATACGAAATCGTGCATGTGCAAACGCCAGAATTTTCAGGTACAACCGCAACAGTTACTGGCTGGGCAGCATCGACTCCAATATCCTGACGAACCTGAGCTGTAATTATTTCCTGGATGACACCAGTGGATATTGTTTGCCCAACCATAGCTGGCAAACCCGCACCGTAATCATTCTGCCAAATATAATCGCCAGATATCGTCAGAAGACGACGCAGCAACCTTTGTCGCGTTTTTTCGGCTCCATCAATCAAAACTAAACTTCCCGATAAAAGAGGAAAATCTTCCCCCATCACATGCGAGATGCTTTTCATCCTGTAGGACCCTCCGTTTTCTGTGATCCAACAAGATGAAAATGTTCATTCAGAGAATGAAGATCCGTTTTTACATCCCCCCCAGATACCTTAAGCCCACCAGCCCCTAACTCCAGAGAGACATCGCCGGAAAAAAGACGAATCAGATCATTTCCAATGCTAAAGCCCGCATTTCCCGCACCGCCAAAAAAACCCTGCGACGTAATATGCCACCAACCGCCACCATCTGTCGGTGCACCCGCCAACCGTCCGTCTAATGGAGGAGCTCCACAACCGGCCATAACCAGCATTTCACCTGCCTGAGCAACTACTCCAGTTATAGGAGACACAGGTGGTTTCACCACTGTGTCAAACACGATTCCAGTGACGACAAAATGCTCCCCATCACCTTCCACAGGCTGCAAAACCACATGTGTTCCGACTGATGAAGGGTGTGAGACACGTAAATTCCCCGCCTGCACACCGCACGCATCAGGAATCCAACCCGTTTCAAGATTATCTGGCTGAATGCGGACTTTTACAGCGTGATTCACAGGATCAACAGCCGACACTATACCAAATAGGGAATGTGCAGTTCTGTTTGTAAATGACGCTACGTCAAAACCAACATCATTCATGCTACAGGCACCTCCCCCCTATTTCGCAGAACCAATTCCTGCAAAAAACCTTCCTCTAGCGAAAATCGAGAGATTACTTGATCAATCGCAAGAGGATTTTCCCAGTAACCATCCCCAAGCCGCAAGAAATCTCGTGGCCTTAACTCCGATCGCCCCGGTAATCTCACATACCCGGACCGCACATGCGCGGCGATACGGGCGTATTTTCCCACTGCAAATCTTTTGAGATCTTCAAGGCGTCTACCTGACAAACGAAACCCATGAACCGAACGTTGGTCTTGTGGTCCATTAGAAGAAAACGAATTTCCATCGTAATAGATTTCAGTCGCACTGCGTTGACGACTATCCCAAGACGCAACATGCACGACAAAACCTCTATCCGCCTGCAAGTCTCGTCCAAAAGATCGAGAAAGCACAGTACCTCGAACATCATGAACAATTGCCTGATTTCCATCGGATGAAAGCACTGGGCTACAGACGATTGTCTTTCCATCTGCATAAAGATCACACCCGGCATCCCTGGAGATCATAAAAGCCACATCTGCGGCGGTTTGAAACCGATGGTGGGAAAGAAGCGAAAGCCTTTTATGTTCAATTTGCCAGAACTGACCTGTCATAATCGAAGCGGATTCAGGGGGAAAATCAATCTGAGCAGTCAAACCCGCCGCCTCTATCAAAACCCGCAATAACTCCTCACCCGTATGATTGAGCCATGAATCTTGAACTCTAAGATCCATTAAAAAAGCCAATGCATCTCGACATTCAA